TAATACACAAGGTGCTGGTTTCAGTTTAGTATATTCTGGAGACGCTACAACAGGTTGGACTTATAGGGAGAAATAGAATATGGCAAATTACGAAGCAACTAGATACGATTTTGATGGAGCAAACCTTACAGGTATTGAAGGTATTCCTACAGCAACTATTGTGCCGTGGTCAGATTCATCTGTTCCATCAGGTTTTTTAGAGTGTAATGGTCAAGCAGTAAGTCAATCTACTTACGCAGATTTATTTGCAATCATTGGTACAACTTACGGTGATCCAGGAGGTGGTAATTTTAATGTTCCTGACTTACAAGATAACGTACCAATTGGAAAATCTAACAACAAAGCTTTAGCATCAACTGGTGGAGCAAATACTGTAACTTCAACTGGAAACGTTGGAGGCTCTACAGCTAATGCAACTTTAACAACAGCACAACTTGCTTCCCACGGACATGATATAAGAATACAAAATGCTGGAATGGGTACTCCTTCCCTTGTTTATAGAAATGATGGTAATGGTGCTACTAGAGGAGACATGGTTCTTAATTCAGGCTCTGATGGTGGTCACTCACACAACATGAGTGCAACTTTTTCAGGAGATGCAACTTCGGTTTTACAACCGTATTTAACAGTTATTTATATTATTAAAACTTAGGAGAAATAATGGCAACTAACGCAACTTGGACAGTAATATTTGACGATAAAAAAATCATTAAACAAAGTGGTGATGGAGCTGGGGCTTATGTAATCGTAGATAATGATTTCTGGGGATTGGCAAAATGGAATAATATTTGGGCAATCCAATATGGAACAGCTAATCCTAGTGATACTGTTGAATACAGAGATGAAACTCCACACTCTTCTTGGGAAGATGCAAATTTAGGTGACTTTCAAGATTTCATTACTAGATGGGACGCAGCTCATTTAACTCAATTACAAAAAAATTGGGACGATGATAATATTGAAGGCGAAAGTAATGCTGACAAAATTGCTAGATTAGGTGCTAGACCTACTTCTTATTCTTCTTAGTTTCAAGATATTCTAATTTTTTATTCACTTCAAAAGTATTTTCTATTTGACTTATATTAAAAATTAAACTGTATCTATTTTTATCTCCTTGGTATGTATCAAAACCATGTAATATTTCTGGAGGAAATATATAGTAATCCCCGGGCTCTGGAGTTATTTTTAAATTTAATTCAGGGATAATTAAATCACATCCTTTTGTTAAATATAATATACCATGTAAACAATAATGAGTATGATAATTTAAACTATCTCCTTTTTTTATCTCATTTCCCCAAGCTTCTCTAATAGTATTTTTTTCTAAAAAATATTCAAAAATCTGAGGATGAGTAATTTGATGTTTATTTATTAAAAAAGTTATGAAATTAACAAACTCAGGTTTATCTATAAAATAATCCCAATCTGTCATTCCTCCTTTTACATTAGTATAATTTTCCATTTGAGGATTTAAATTATTTTTTATACTTATCATAAAATTATGAATAACATCTGGATAAGGATAAGTACCAAATATAATGTTTACAACTCTTTGATAACTTATGTTTAAACTATTATTAGTTTGATTTAGTTTATTATTTTTATCTAAAAAACTAATCATCTTAACATCATCCAAGAAGTTAGAATATATTTTTCACCAGATAAAGGTGAATTGCCTCTATGAACATATGGAAAACCCGCAGGCCATATAACTATTCTCCCTGTTTTAGGTTTTACTCTTTTTGAAAAATGTAAAAATTCTGTTTCTCCACCATTTTCTACATCATTTAAATAAATAGAAAAAACAAAAGCTCTTGCTTCATTTTCAAAACCTTTATTATGTTCTATATGCCAAACGTGATACCCCTCTGTTGGTAAAGTTTTTTGTATTTTTAAAGTAGTATAAAAAAAATTTTCTTGTCCATATGCTTCTGCTCCACCTGTATTTTGAAGATAATGTTTCCAAGCTAAATCAAAATTATGTATCATAGGTTTTAATTCTTCCCACCAAATATCTAAGTTACTTGGATTTGCAAAAAATTGTTTATCTTGTTTTATTAATATTGACGATTGTTCTCCATCTATTCTATTAATTGTATTGTTAAATTTATTTTGATCTTCATACAATTTAATTGCTTTATTACATTCTTCAGTAGTAATATAATTATCATACACACCAATAAAATTGTTTATATTAACTGTTTTTTCTATCATAATGTTATTTTTTCATTTCTATTATTTTTATATTACCAGAAATAGTTATATTATTAGAATTAGGTTTTACCCAATGTTCCAAATAAGATGGAAAAATTATTATATCGCCTTGTTTAAAATTTGTTTCATAATCGTGATTAAAAACTTTATTTATCTTACTTTCTAATAAACTTTTTATTGGAGAATTAAATACTGTGTATGATTTATCTACTTTATAATAAATTATAAATGAAAAATCACTTGGGTGTACATGAGAACCTTGATAGTCTTTCTTGTCATATCTGTTAATCCAAATATCACTTATATTAAATACAAAATTTTTACAATAAGGTTTTAATAAATAACTAAGTGTTTCTGTTAATTGTATATTTAAGTAATTCATTGAATCTTTATCAAATAATGTATGTCCTTTTAAAGTAGTCTTTAGATTTGATTCAAAAGTTTTTTTAAATTGTTTGCCAACTATTTTTAAGTTAGATAAATCTAAATGTTTAGTGGCAATCAAATTAGGGAAGATATTATCAACTTTTACTTTATTCATTATTTTTTATAAATTTTATTTCCTACTACTAAAACATCTATGTCAGAATTATTAAAGAAGTCTTTTGCATCTTTAATATTGGACATAATTGGCTTACCATTTATGTTAAAACTTGTATTTAATAATAAAGGACATTTAGTAATTTTATAAAATTGTTCAATTAAACTATAATATGTTTTATTATTTTTACCAACACTCTGAAATCGACAAGTTCCATCTACATGAGTAATACATTTTAAATTATCTTTTAAGGTTTTACCTACATAAAGCATATAAGGATTATTTATTTCTGTATTAAAATATTCTTTTACATATTCTTTTAATATAGATGCACCAAAAGGTCTATATGTTTCTCTTTTTTTAATTTTATTAATTATATTTTTACCATCTTCAATCAAAGGGTTTAATAACAATGATCTATTTCCTAATGCTCTTGCACCTATCTCGCCATTATTTTGATACCAAGCTACTATTTTGTTATTTTTTAAATGCTCGGCTGTTTCTATAATTGTTTCTATGCTTGGATTATCTTCTGGAGATTCATCTGATTGAATGTAAGGAAAATTATCTAATTCAAATCTAGGTAAATTATTTTTTATTCTTAAATATTCTAACGCACCTAAAGATAAACCCTCATCAGTACAATGAGGTGGTATTATTAAATTTTTAAATTTATTTTTTAATGCTGTGTTCCATATTACATTTTGAGCAACACCACCAGAATAAGATATTTCAGCATCGTAATTTCCATCTGTAACTTCTTCAAAAAAACTTAACAAAATATCAGATACCTTATCGTGAACAGTTCTTATCCAATCTAATGGAGTTAAATAAGCTAGTGTTTGATTGTTTTTAAAATCTATATAATTATTAAAATCAAATAAATTTTCTATTGAATAAATATTAGAACTTAATTTTTTACGAAAATCATAATTTATCTTTCCATATGATTGTAGCCCCATTAATTTTCCAGCTAAATCTATAGCATGTTCTGATTTAATATTACAAAAACGACCAGCCCTTAACATTGATCTACCTAATGAGCCATTTGTTTCTAAATAACCTCTTTTTAAAATTTTGTCGTTTTTAATAACTGTCCAAGCATTATTTTCATCTCCAAATCCATCTATTATAATTTCATATTCAGGTCTTTTGTTTTGTAATGGAAAACAACTTAAAGCATGAGCCAAGTGATGATTTAATCTATAAACTTTTTTATTAAAAGGTAAATATTCATATTCATTCGCTGGATAAAATTCTTCATTATCTAAAGGTAATTTGTGTCGCCAAGTGTCAAGGACTATGGCAATTTCGTCTATTTCTTTTAAATCAACATTTAATATTTTATTAAAATCTTTTTGCCATTCCCAAAGGTTATCGTAAGCATGGTGTTTAATATTATACAATCTTTCTGATTTTAAATAATGCACTTTTTGTCCATCAAAATAAGATATGTTACTATCGTGATCACAAAGTCTTAAACCAATTAATTTTTTATTTAGTGGCATTTTGTTTTATATATATGCTATATACACAATATTGCGTGTTTTCAAATTGATAAAGTTGAATATTGTAATAAACATGAAATTAATATAAAATTAGATTTTAACAAACAATATATATTAATATGCAACTTTCAAAACATTTTACTTTAGAGGAGTTTGAAAAATCACAAACTGCTACAAGAAAAGGTATTAAGAATAAAGCTGGTAGTGGGGAGATTAAAAATCTTGGCGATCTTTGTTATGAAATATTAGAGCCTGTAAGAATTAAGTTTGATAAGCCTGTTACTATTACATCTGGTTATAGATCAGAAGAACTATGCGAGGCAATAGGCAGTAAAAAAACATCACAACACACCACAGGAAACGCAACTGATTTCGAAATAGCTGGTGTATCTAATTTAGAAGTAGCTTTGTGGATTGAAAACCATTGTGACTTTGACCAACTAATCTTAGAGTATTACACAGGAGAAGCTAATAGTGGTTGGATTCATGTTTCATAT